TGAGAGGAACGGTCTGATTGAGAATGCTCTGCTGAACAAGGGCCTGGCCCTCATTCACTTCCCAACGCTGCTGGATGCGCACCTGAACGGTGTCGCCAATCTGCGCACCCTCAGGCTTGTTGCCCCAGTTCTGCTTTTCCCACGTTCGGTCGAACTGACCGATGAGCTTGAGACTATTCTTGAAGTTGACGGCGGTGTCTTTGGTTACCCACGTCGGGGTAATCAGGGTATTCGGCACGGTGTCTCTCCATAGAGAGCACCCTAGCGACGCTGGCGACCATATTTCCTCTCATGGTCCTGAAGACTGCTGTCTTCATCGTCGTGGGCGCGGTCCTGGCTTGGCACCGTCCGCACCGGATTAGGCGGGGTTGGTGGCTTCCTTCGCTGCGGTGTCGGTGTCGCCGATCCGGTAGCTGCGGCGTTCAACCGACGTTCAAGAAAGCGCGTGGCTAAGGCCACGTTTCCGTCCGTAATGGCCTTCCCGTCGGTTAAGAGCAGGAAGTCATCCATCGCGTCGGAATTTCGACAGAGATAATACAGCATTTCCGGCCCTTTGTCATGCAGAAGCATGGTCGCTTGGGCCAGAGGGGGAACTTGCAGGTCTCCAACGGTATCGATCGCACCTCTCACGACGTCGTCAAAGTCCGTATGTGACTCTTTGAACTCAGCTAGACGCTCGGAATACTCGGAAATCGCCTTTTGTTGCGTTTCGTTGGCTTCTCGCTCGAGTGATTCGCGTTCTGATGTCTCACGAGCAGCCTTCGCAGCCTGTTCTGCCTCGAAACGCTCTTGCTTGCGCTCGAAGCGTCCCATCGCGAGGAGCCACGACCCATATGGATCCTCTTCTCGCGAGAAATCCTCAAGTTTTGGGGCCTTTTCCGTGAAAGTAGCCGAAGGAGTGGCTTGTGGTGTCGGTTTTGGCTGTGTCTCTGGCTGACGAGAACGCCGAATCTCTTCTAGGGCTCTGTTGGCTTCAGCGAGTTGTCGTGCGAGCTCACCATTCTGACGGGACATTTCACGAATGCGTGGCACATCCTCAGGGCGAGCCTTGTCTTTCTCTGCCCGATGTCTGCCCCTTGCGAACTGTCCCTTCTCGTCCCGCTCTCGCTCTTCTTTGGCTTCTGGCGTCTCATCAGTCAGCTGTGAGGCTTCAACCTCAACAGGCTTGGCTTCAGGCTCTGGCTCACGGCCAGCATTCGGCCCAAAAGACGATTCATGTTCTGCGAGCGAGCCTTCCTCTACAACGCCAGATTCCACGGCCTCAACACTCATACCTCAGGGCCTCCCTGTCCGTTGTTTTCTGCCGGCTGTATCTCTTTGGCTTGGAGATGGTCTCGCATCTGCATGATCTGTTCGTGCGTGTGATCCAGACGCTGCATGTGAAGCTCAAGCTGCTTGCTGATGCGATTCTCCATCGAATCCACAAACGTTCTCGCATCCTCCGCATCGACCTTCGCTTGCACCGCAGCCAACTGTGCAGACGCATTGATCAGCGCGATCTTCTCCCTAGACTGCGTCTCCATCTGGGCTTCTTGCAGCTTGGCCTGATTCTCCACCTGCTTGGTCTGAATGATCTGCATCGCCTGTTGAAGCTTGCCCTGTAGATCCTTGATGGCCCCATCCATCATCGCCATCTGTTGCTGAACCTGAGGTGGAATCTGCGCCTGGCTGTTGATCATCTGTTGAACAGGCGGAGCCAGCATCACCTTGAAACGCTCTTCAAGTTCCTTACTGGCTGGACCATCAGCATATTTCCAAGCTAAATCCCCAATGATTGGAAGCAAAGCCTCAGGAGCACTGTTGATAAGTTCCGTAATTTGAGCATCCTGAGCCTCACGCCGAGTGTCGTAGTTCTTCGAAACCTTGACTGCAATGTTCCAATCGGCCTTATCCGTCAGCTGGTATGTCTTCGCCTGATCTTGCTGATGCTTCATCGGATCGAAGGGAACCGCCTTCTGCATGGCCCCTTCGCCCTCTGACACCATCGGCTTGCCCACAATCACAGGCCGCGAATCCCCCTCCATGCTCATCATCCGGACAATCCGTCCAGGCCGTCCATAGATGGGAAACAAGAGGCTATTGAGCACTCTCGCTTCATGCCGAGCCGTCAGCACGACATTGTCTAGGTAGCTTGACGTACCCCTCTGGGCCTGCTCAAGTAGCGTCTTGATGGCCCTACCAGAACGAATAGATGGATCGACATTCCCCAATGTAGGATCGGGAATCCCGGTCGTGCTCTTGATGGAATTGTCGAACATTCCGATCGCTTGGCTGATAGCCTGAATCGGCGGCTCAGCAATCTGTCTCTGTGGAGGGGGAAGCACCTGTCCAGGAGCACTATCCACAGTGGCGTTGTATTCAAGCCTTGGAATATTGCGCGTATTCGCTGCATCCCAAGCCGGCTCAAAGCCTTCGAACTGCCCAGCGACTCCGATAAACGGCGCTCGAGGCGCAAGACCAATGGTCTCAACCATCGCCGAGGTCATGTAATTCAGACCCTGATTGCCATCTCGAGACGGCCGAACCGCCCCCTCAAACCGACGCTCGCTGTCAAACGGCTGGATAGCTTCACCGACCACTTCGAAGATGGGGATCCACTCCGACGGCCACTCAGTCTTCTCGAGGATGTTCTTCCCGTCCGTCTTGATGAACTTTACGACCGGATCGACTACGGTCCGATGCTCTAGCAGCTTCTTGACTGATTTCTCCTGGTATTCCTCAGGCAGTTCATCACCCCAGAGAATTTCGCCAGTCGGCAGCGTGTAGAGCTCGCGCCGTTGGTAGTCTTTATACCAGTGCTCCCGAACCTTGACCTTCCGCGTCTCTTTGTCGCCCTCAAACCAATCCGGCAGATCGTTCGTCAGCTCAGACCAGTTCTCCTCCGACCAGTCAATCAGCGGATTAGGATCATCATCGGCCAGTCTGGGGTATTCCTTCGCATAATCAGAGAATGCCATCGTGCTATCCACGAAGCCCCAACCAGCATCGCTCCCATCAGGCATTTCATGCGAAGGATCTAGCGCTACTTTGCTCTGGTCGTAGATGTAGCGATAGTAAATCTCCTGGTCGTTCGACTTTCCTGGCACAAACCGCGTCATGAGGCCGTAGTAGCCTCGTCCAGCCTTCACCGCTCGGTCTGCTGCCCAATTCCTAGCCTCTTGAGCCTCCGACTGTCGCTGAATCCTTCGAATCAGACCCTCTCGGAGCTCTATTTCGGTGTCTGGGATCTGGTCTTCACCAACGAAATCATCAGCCGGAACAACTTCTACGCCTAGATCAGACTGGCGAATCGAGGCCACGATATGGCGGACAGGCTCACGAACCTTGTTGATGGTCAGACAGGGTCGTGCAGGAACGGCCGGCAGGTTCCCGTTCGCATTCTGCCCCTGCCTCTGGCGGCGAATCTCCTCAGGCCACTGACCTTCGCCCTCATAGAAGGCCAGGTCCTCGAGCTCGCGCCTGCGCTGGTCCTTCCCCTCGTCAATCCACCGCTGCCAGCGTTGACGGACGACCTTCAGCAGCTTTTCGTCGTCGGATTCTTTCGGCTTATCGTCGCCGTCCCACATGCTCATTTCTTGCCCTTGTGATACGGAAGGCCCTTCCGCGGTGTCTTCGCGAACTCACTCAGTGATTTGTGAGACATCTTCGCCAGACTCTTGTTGCGGTCATACAACTGCTCAGGATGGTGCTCCGCTATGGCTGCTGCTATGGCCATCGCTCTACTTTTTGCGGGCATGTGGTTTGGCCTTGGCTTTCTTGGCGAGAGTCTTCTTCTTGGCTGGCTTCTTCGGCGGAGCCTTACGACTCACAGAGACTTGATTAGGCTCATCCAGAAGCTCTGTAATGGTTGGATCGCAAAATACTATGCTATCAGTCTCAAGGTCGTAGATTCTCCACCGTCCATCAGCTCCGAGTTCAGCCTTCGGGACAATCACTTCAGACATAGGCTCAACCTCCTGCTGCCCCACAAACGCCACGGAATCATCAATCGGAGGCGTGTCGAGTTCGGCTTCCGGCACGTTCGCATTGAACTCAAACCGGTTTGGAGGTTTAGGTAGAGGCTTTAACCAAGCTTCAAACGACACATCATCAGCATTGAACTCAACCGGAGGCACTGGCTCTGGCCGTCTCATTGCCGTCTTCCGCTTCGGAAGCTTCTGACCATTCGAACAATACGGACAATCTCTCAGGCCCTTGCGATAAATGCGCCCACACAGAGGGCATTCTGTGGCCTTACCAGCATCAAGCGCCGCAACCGCTTTCAGCGTCCGCATGAGTGCCAATATTTTGACACTAGTTGGGGAAATGCGCCACAAACATCAGGTAGGCCATTCCCAACCCAATCACGTAGCCTGCCGCCATAACGATGATTTTGTCCATCGGAAGAGGCCTCGCGACCACTCTCGTCCGAGCGGCCCGCTGTTCCAAATACCTTGCCCACTGCTCTTGACTGGTGCTCATGTGTCCCTCACTCCCGCAGCTAATGCACCGATAGTACAGCCAATAAGGGTTCTTCGTGTCCAGCATGCGCAGCTGGTCCCGATTGGTAAAATCGTTGTGACACGTGGGGCAACTCAACACCACCGACATCTAGACCTTCCCAAATGCGGTCCCTACGACTCGGTTTTGGCCCTCAATCGCTACCGTTTGACCTCGCATTCTACGCTCTTCCTCCGCCTGCCGCGCGTAAAAATCATCCCGCGTGCCATCACTCAGCCACCACGACGTCTTGGGCTGTTGGGCCTTTAAAGGTGCCTTCCAGCTCCTTCCCCAAGCCTGCTGGGCCTGACTCCGCTTCATGTGTCCTCCGAATCCACCGACAAATCGCACACCCGTATCCCACGCAGACGTGCGGGAACTCTGGCGCTCCCGCTAAAGGTTTACGCCACCTCATCGCGGCAGCACGTTCGGAATATGAACGAGATGATTGAGCAACCACAGCACAATGACGACCAGCGCCAAGACTTGAATCGCCGTCGCCCAGACCGGAGGCATCGGAATCTTCGTTGTCACGATCCATACCAGAAACCCAATCAACGCCACGACAAGAACGAGAATCACCAGATCCATTAGTCTCCTCCTAGCCCATCCAAGCGGTAGGTGACGGAGCCGACCCAACGAATCGATCCTGATACCGCTGTCTGTCCCTTGGAGCTTTGTGCCTCACGGCCAAATACCGGAAAGCTGAAGCCCCATGTTCGCTCCAATCATGCACTGGGGTGTCTGTGAACTCCTGCAGGCGGGTATTGTAGCTCTTCCGATAGTGCCGCAAAGCCTCCAGACCTCGCGCGCACTTCTCCTCATCGAACCAGCACCGAGTCAGCAGCATCCTCGAGGCCTGAATCCCGTCATTCACCGCGATATTTGGACAGACTTTGAACCGAATACCGAGATTCGCGGCGGTTTCGAGTCGAGACTTCCCCGAACCCATCTCCCGAACGTTGATGTCATGCGGTCCCCAGTGCTCCCCATAAACGTAGCCTCTCTGCTGCAGAACACTGGCGTAGTGCGGGAAGCCTTCCCCTGAGTTTTCGTAGTAGTCAATCAGCCGCACCTCTCCAGACCGTAAAGATTGGCTAAACCAGATGGCTGTATTCCCACTGACATCCCCACCGAGGCC